GTATTAAACCCATTACCAACCGCATAGGTTACACCATTCATCGCGGTCTGCAAATCTTTTTTAATTACTTCTTTTACAAAATCATTTACTTTAAATACTTCCGGATGTTTTAAATTTAAATTTTTGACAAGAGATTTTTTTTGTATGTGTGTATAATACAAATTGGTAAAATATATTCCAACAAAATTTTGTTCAGTGTCTGAGGCAGCGTTATTTAAATAAGAAACACCAGTTATTTCAAATATCCAAAAATTTTTATTAAAAAACTCTATTTTGATTCGATCTATTTTATATTGTAATAAACGAGAAACTATGTCAAGTTTATCTTGTACTAAAATTACACCTTTTGGCAAAAGATCTGTAACATCTTCTACTAGTTCTATTCTTTCAAATAAACATTCAATATTTTGTTTTGTTATGTCAATCGGCTGTCCAGTTGCAGAAGAACTGTATAAAATAATAGAACTAATAGTAGAATATGCCGGATTAAAACGTGGAGAACGGTTTGCCATATCAAATATAATTAGCCGTAATAAAAGAAGATTTTAACAATCCTATTGAATCTATTGGGTACGCTTTTATAATTTTTGGAGTTTCAGTTATTAATTGTTCAAAAGTAACTTCAGATGTCTCTTCCAGATCACCTTCAGATTTTGGTTCTTCGACTCCTTTATCGATGTCGCCTTTTGATCCTCTACCACCTGTAAATTTTAGCTCTAAAACTACTTTACCAGTTTTTGGATTGAAATTGTACGCTGGTTTACTTGATGCAGGCTGTGTTACTGTATTTACTAAATTTTTTTGTATTTCATAATTACCACCTGTACCCGGATATATTACAACATAGTTTGATCCAGTTGTACCAGAAGTTAGCGCGGTTCCTTGCTTTTGTTCTTTTACAAACATGCTATCCGAATAATAAAAATCTTCATCTACTATAGTAAATGCGCCATTTAAATCAAAATTTCCAACTGAAGAGTAAGAAGCAGAATTTCCACTATTTAAAATTTGATTTAAAATAATACTTCCCTTTGGAAAAACATATGCTGTTGTGCCTGCGGTATCACCGGAAAAAGTTACATTTAACTTGGGTTCTATTTCTTTTTTTGCTATTTCTGTATTAATGGGATTAATTAAAAATGGATTAAAATTATTGTTTGCTAAAACAAATATCCAAAAACTGTCCGGATCTTCATAAACTTGAAATGACGCTTCTATGAGTGTGCTTTTATCATCAAATGTTATTGAAGAATCTGGTGGGTCTAATTTAGATGAATCGATATAAGTAAAAAAATCACTTATTTGAAATTCACCTATCGTGGTTTCAAAAGATATTTTTGGTAAATTTTCAAAATATTTCATATTAATTTCTTCCAGCAGATATTTCAGACTTAGACCAAACTGCATTTACTGATGGAACATAAGTTCCAGTTTCAAATTCTGTAAATTGTAAGCCCAACAATGTTACAGAAGATGCTCCATTTGGTAAATACCTTATTATTGGATCTGAATCATCATTCTTTTTAACAACAACAGTATTTAATACACATACAAGAGGTTCGCCTAACCAATTTGCAGTCAAATTTCTTTCTCCACCAATAGCAACTCCATTACCAGATGTAACTACCAGAGTCCATAAATTTTGAGGATAAGATCTTTCAGGCAAACCATTTGCTACAGTTGGATAGGATGCTTTTCTAAATGTGCCGCAAATTCCTTCTATTTGATCCGCTTCAAATTGATTTTTTGGAACTAAAACGTATTGAAAATAATATTGCTTTCTTCCTTCAGAGATCATAGACATTTCAGCAATATTGCTAAACCTTCTATAAGTTGATGTCGCAAACACCCTTTCATAATAAGAAAGTGCTGGAGCAGCCATTCTAGCAACCATTGATAGTATTCCACTAACACCAACCCCACCACTGTTAGCTAATCCTGCTCTTGTTAATATGGGGCCTACTGGATTGCTGTTGCTCTCTCCATATTCGTGTTGTATCTGATAACCCGGTTCCTTTGGCATTGGAAGCCGTATATGACCACCAAAAGCAGAAGAACGAGATATTACTCCAGATCTGGTTCTTTCCGTATTGACAAGGGAATAAGGTGCACCAAAAAAATTCAACCATAAAGGTTGTTCGTTAGCGTATTGACCTGAAGGATATTCGTAATAAAGACCCATTTATAATATTTAGACAAATTAGCTAAATATTTTTAATGGCTTACAAAACTAAATTTTTACCAAAAAACAAAGAAAAATACATAGGAGATGTTGGGGCAATAGTTTGCCGTTCCCTGTGGGAAAGATCTGTTTGTAAATTTTTTGATGAAAATTCTAACATCATAAAATGGTCATCTGAAGAAATATCAATTCCATATTTAAATCCTTTGGATAATAAAATGCACAATTATTATCCAGATTTTTTAGTACAATTTAAAACAAATGAAAATGTAAAAACATGGTTGATTGAAGTTAAACCAAAAAAACAAACATTCTTAAAAGAAAATTGTTCCAAAAAAGAAAAAATAACATGGATAATAAATTCTTCTAAATGGAAAGCTGCTGAAAACTATTGTAAAAAAAATAACTTTGAATTTAAACTAATAACAGAAAAAGAGATATTCGCAAATGTCTAATCCACAAAATTCAATTTTAGAAATTAAAAACTTTTTTAATAGACACGGCGGTCTACAAAGAGATAATAGATATTCTGTTTCTTTTTTTGGATTGCCTGCACGAATTCCACAAATTCCAGAGACAGAATTAATTTCCTTGGGAATAAATGCTGGAGCAAGATCAATAGATGGTCTAGCAGATAATTTAATGGGTTATGGCCCCGGCAGAATTGTGCCCAGATCACAAAAATATGTTGGAGGAATTCTTTTAACTTTTCCTGTAACACACGATAATTTTATAATAAATTTCTTTGATGCTTGGTTCAATGAAATTTATTCTGGTACAAGATTCGGTGGTGGAGGAGGAGGATCCTCTCAGAGACCTAGAGGGCCATATCAATTAGAATTTTATGATACCATAGTAAAAAATTGTGGATTAAAGTTAAAATTGTTAGACTTAAATGGAAATATAAATCGTGTTTTAACTTTTTATGAAGTATATCCGTTAGAAGCTCTTCCTTTAGAATTAAATATGATGCAACAAAATGAATATTTAAAATATCAAGTTTTAATGAATTATAGAGAATACAACATAGGAGACAGGTGATGACAGTTTTAAAAATGATACGTGAAAGTTTTCCAAAATACAAATGTGTGTTGCCAATTTGTAAAAAGGAAGTGTATTTTACACCATTTAAAATAAAAGATGCAAAAAATATTGCAATAATTTTACAAGAACAAAATAAACATTTAGCATTTTCTACTATGATTGATATCATCAAAGAAAATACCGAAAATCTAAATGTAACAGAATTAACTGGTTTGGACGCAGAATATTTGTTTCTTCAAATAAGATCTAAAAGTGTTGATGAAAATTTAAATTTAATATTTAACAATCAAAAAGTTCAATTAAATATAAATGACATAACATTTTCTGGTCAGATTCAAGAAAAAACAATATCAGTCGGATCAGATATTGTTTTATCTTTAAAAACACCCAAGGTAAAACAACTTTTAAAATTAAAATCTTTTGATAAAAACGAATTAATGAAAGCTAGCATTCAAAGCGTTTCAATAAAAAATGAAGTATATGAATGCAATAAATTTTTAACTGACGAATTAAAAGAAATTTTAGAAAATTTACCACTAAAAGTGGGAAATAAATTTGAAGAATTTTTAAATTCCGAACCTCAATTGTGTGCATTAATTGACATAAACAATGAAAAAAAGAAAGTGACGGGTATTCTCAATTTTTTTACTTATCGGTAAAGTTTTTTGATTTAACTGATTATTATTCGTCTAACTTTACCTTGATCACACAATATAACTGGTCTATACAAGAAATAGAAAATCTAATTCCTTGGGAAAGAGAAGTGTATATGACTATATTAATTTCAAATGAGGAAAAGAAAAAACAAAGTCTTGCAGAAAAACAGATGGCAAAGGAGTTTAGAATTTAATGAATGAAGAAAATTTTTCAATTGATATTGATGCAGAAAAACAATTGATGGCCCCAATTATCAATTTTGAAAGTAATCAAACACCTGATGTTGGTGGCGTTCTAGATCCTAGTCCTGTTGAAAATCAATTATTATCTTCCACAATAGATTCTCCAGAATTAATAACAGAAAATATACAACCAAGTTTACAAGAAATTAATTTTGAAAATACAATAATTGAAACATCTTCAGAACAAATACTAAATGAAAATTCATTTGTAGAACAAAACGCACAAGAAATAAATTTTGAAACAAATTTTGTAAACGAAATTACTGAACAACCAAAAGTAGAACTTCCAGAATCAACTTTATTTGAAAATACCGTAATTGAAAATGCATCCGTTCAATTACCAAATTATTCAGAAACTATAAAACAATTTAATGTTGCCCCAAGCCCAGAATTGATAATGCAAAAAACTGAAAGATTGGAAGAACAAATTGTTTCTATGGGAAATAGTATAAACAATTTAGAAAATTCTGGACGCGGTAAGTGGTTACATCCAAGAGAAAAAGATAATTTTGAAGAAAGACCTACAGTAGAACCAAGTAATCTTATATTTGATATAAAAATAAATCAAATGAAAAACTTACCAAATTGGGTATAAAAAAAGCCCCCTTTCGGGGGCTTTTTTCAATCATTCTCCATTTCGGAGAAATACTTTAGAGGATCTTTTTCCTCTACATCCGTAATGTTGGTTTCCTCAACATCATCTTCAATGCTACTGGATTCAGTAAATTGAGCACGGATATCATCACCAACAGACTTCTTAAAGCGAGCATTCAGTTCGTCAAAGCTCTTAAACTGGCTCTTATCGATAAATGGCTTTAATGGATATTGCTTCTTCCAAATTTCTTCAAGCTTCTTGTCATCACCACCAAACAGTGGTGCTGGCGATGCAAACTCGCTGCGGTCATAGTTTACATATCCACCCACATTGCGAATCTTGATCTTAAAGTCTGCGCCAGTCCAGAAGTTGAAAGGATCTACCGCAACCTCATCTTGGAATTCTGGATGGGCGAGGCTCTGAATCTTTTGGAAGATCTTAGTACCATACTGATAAAGGAAGACCTTTCCCTTATTCTCCGGATTAGCAGGATCTTCAATAACCAAGATATTGGAAATGTAAGTCAGCTTACGCTTACGATTACGTGCAATGTTCTTATCATCCTCAATACCACTGTTCCACAGTTCCGTGTTTGCTGCACAAACTGGGCACTTTTCACCGATGGTCGTAGGGCAATTCTCGTAGAACCAACCACCCTTACCCTTGAAGGTATGGCTGTAAACAGCCACGAATGGCGTTTCTTCTCCTTCGATTTCCGGTAGGAAACGAACCACTGCATAGCCGTTTCCAGCCTTGTCGATTCCCGGCTTCCAGATTCTTTCATCCTTATAAGAATCCTTGGCGTTCATCTTGTCAAGACGCTCAGTTAAATTTGCGATTGAGTTCTTACTCTTCTTTTTAAAATCTGAAAAATTTGCCATATATGTCTTTCCCCGAGGAACTACCTCGGCCTTTAGTTGCGCGATTATACAACATAATTCTGTTTAGTCAACAGGTAATGTTTTCTTTTTTGATTTTTTAAGTAAATTTAATTTTTTTGCTTCTATTTCAATTTTTTCTATAATTGGTTTTGTCAATAATTTTCCAGCAGTATTTGCTTCTATGCCCATCATATCTGCAGCCTCTAAAACACACTGCATAAATGGTGAATTTGTTTTTTGGACTAAATCTAATACTTTATTAGAAAATTTTTCTTTTGCGGAATCGTCTATATACATGTTACTATTATTCATCCTATTTTTAAAAATTCAATAATTAAATCTATCTAAATATTCTAGAACTATTTAGAGGAACAAATGGCAACAGATTTAGATCCAAACATTGTTATTGAAACTTCAGGAATAACAGCAACAATTGCTACAGATGTAGCACAATTTTCCGGAGCAACATCCCATTTCCAAATAATGAAAATGGCATACGGTCTTACCGGATCTGCAACATTAGTTTCTTCGACAAATCCACTTCCAGTAACAGTAGCAGCTGGGTTGACAGCAACAATTTCTGGATTTACTGGAACTATTACTGTTCAGGGAACACCGTCTGGAACAGCATTACCTGTAAGCGGTACTGTTGTTGTTACTGGCGTAACATCTACTCCTCTTTATGTAACAACTGCTTCTGGGAGCCGTGTAGAGATTACCGGAGGCATTCCCCTAACTAAAGCTACAGATAGTGTTTCTGTATGGGGTCCACAAGGATTAACATATATCTATGCCCATGTTGTTGGTGCTTCTATGCAATCTGTCGGTGTGTCCGGTGATGCCCTTAAAGTTTCTCTGGTTGATGCCGGATTGTCTGCTACCTTTAATATTTCATCAACTGTTGGTGTAACAAATGATACTGCAGGAAATGGATTAAGAATACAGGGTATGAGCGGTGGCCTAAGCGTTCCTGTTACTGTAGGAAATACTGTAGGCATAAATGATACAGCTCTTTTAAACGGTATAACTGCTGTTTATAATAAAGTAGACGATATTTACGATGCTCTTTCAGTCTTTGGGTTGGTTAGACCAAGTGGTGTAACAGCTGGAAGAATTACTGTAACAAATACAGCAAATTCTCAAGTTTCCACCGGGTATACCTGCTATGCTGGTGTAAATTTAAAGGCAGCTTCATACAACACAGACATAATTTATGTTGGAAATTCCACAGTCTCATCTACTCTTGGTTATGAACTTGATCCGGGTGAGCAATTATTCTTGAATGTAGGAAATGCCAACGAAATCTATTTAAGAGCAAAAAGTTCTTCACAAATAATCAGCTTCTTTGCATCTTAAAATGAATTATGGCAAATACTAACCAGTCATTAAATGTTGTAAAAAATACAGAACTTTTTGTAACAAGTTTTGTTGGTTCTACATTGGACCCATGTTTTACAAATGGAAAAATTGATGGTTCACCGACAATATTAAAACAAGGTGGTTCTTTTTATTTTGATTATTCAAATTTAGCAAATTCATCTGATTTAAAATTTCTTAAACGTTTTTTTGGAGGTTTGACTTCCGGTAATACGTTTGGCATAACAGCCGGAAATTATTACGATGAAACAACCGGATTAATGTATTCGTTTGCTGGAACATACGAATTGTCTGGAAAAACTGGAAGTTATAACAATTATATTTCTGCAAATGGAATTACATATTCACCAACTATAGAAAATGGCTTATATCAAAATATAGGTTTTAAAGATGCTCCCCTATTTACAGCCGTGAATGGTGCAACTTGTCAATATTTTCAATCTTTCTTAAATAAAGACGCACCATTTAATATTGAATATATGGGAATATATGGCAATGATTATTCCTACGAAGAGCATTTAGAAGTTGTTGGTGCTTCCGCCAATAATGGAAGATATCTAATTGATACTTTTATAAAACTCACAGATAAATCTGAAATAGTTTACATAAATAACACATTTGGAATAACATCTGAAAATTTAAAAGGAAAAAAAGTTTTAGTTAATGTTTATATGAGAGGCGTTCCAGATCTTATTACTTTGTCACAAAGTAAACAAAAAAATGGAATTATTAAAAAAATAGCCCCGAATACACAAGTTTTAGAAATTTTAACAAATCAAAATTTATATCAACGATATTCTAGAGCCTTGGTAGATTCTACAAATTATTATGATTGGTACGAATACTTTCAAAGCGAGCAATATGATAATCTTTTAAATCCATTTACATATGATAAATTATCTGTTGCAATAAGTTTTTATTCTTATGTAAAAATTGTAAATGAGACACAAACTACGGTTTTAAATCCAGTTACATTTGCAGAAGTATCTACGCAAGTAACAACATTTTTAAATGTTGATGGCGCAAATACTACAACAAAATCCTTTAGAACATCCACTACTACATCAAACGGTTCGGGGTTAACACCAGTAATAA